AAGGTAGCTAAAAAGAAAAAATAGTATGCCTCTAAAAAAAGGTAGCAGTAGGAAGACAATATCTGCTAATATAAGTGAGTTAACACGCAGTGGTAAAAAACCAAAGACTGCGATAGCAATTGCTCTTGAACAAGCAAGAAAAAATAAAGGTAAAAAAAATGGAAAAAGTTAAAAACGTTAAATCAAGCGTAACCATCAAAGATCAAGGAACTGTAAATTACTCAGGTCCTAAGAAGATTGCTAACGGTGGCAAACCTGGAAGACACGGAGCTGGTAAATCTAGAGGTGGCGGAGCTGCTTTAAGAGGAACTAAATTTTACGGCATCTGTTAAATGGCTGATCGAATTAGCTTGCCTCCTACGCCTCCGGGCCTTCAAGATCAAATGTATCGAGGAGGTGGTGGGCCACAACGTATGCCTACACCCCCAAGACAAGCAAACACTCTTGTAGTTGGTGGCCCTGCGTATTTTACGCCTGAAGGCTATCAAGCTCCTATTCAACCAACTCAATCATTCATGCCTACCAATAGGGCACCTGATCCAATTCGGGATCAATTCAATAGACAGCTTCCTCCGATTCAAAGACCGCAGCCTCCTATGCCTGCTCCACAACCTCAAATGCCTGCACCAACACCTGCACCAGTTCAAGCACCAGCTCCAACTCAAACAGGAGGAGTAGGAGATCCTGCGCCTTATGTTCCACCTTATGTTCCACCAGAACCAGATCCAGTAACAGAACCAGTTATGCCACCGCCTTTACCTGAAGGATATGAGTATGACCAAGATGGAAATATTGTACTTATCAATGAACCAACACCTGAACCAGTATTTACACCTGAACCAGAATTTGTACCTCCACCTACAATGCCAGAGCCTAATGGATTCTTTCCAGGCGTAACACCTGACTTTTCAAACTTAGACTTTAGTGGATTGTCAGACTTAAGCTTAGAGGACATGGACTTTAGTAACTTACCAGGTATGATGCCTCCTCCAGTTTCACCCCCAGCAGCAGCAACAATGCCAGCTCCAGCTCAAGCACCTGCACCCGTTTACACACCACCGCCATCTCAAGTACCAATGCAAGACATGATGGATGATTACGACTTTGGAAACCCAAATTTAAGAAACATGAGAGGGTTTGACCCTAGAAGATAAAATAACACAGGCAGGAGAGAGCCATGGACGCTATAAACTTAGCAGAATACTTATTTAAAAATTTAAGACAAAGAGAACAGAACACTGTTGACATCGTTGCTGGTGGCAATGTAAGATCGATGGAAGATTACAAGTATCTTATGGGAGAGTTATCGGCGATTCGATCCCTTATAGAAGATCTAAAAGAAACGCTGCATATGGAAGATAACGATGACTAAAGATATCGCAAAAAAGAATGATACTAAATCCGAACTAGACAAAGCATTTGTTAATGCTGAAGCTAAAGTTTTGGACCCAACCCTACTAACCAAATCCCTACTAGACAGAATGCCCAATCCATCAGGATGGCGTTTATTGGTATTGCCATACAAAGGCAAGGGAGTTACAGAAGGTGGTATTCAATTAATAAAAGAAACTGTAGACAGAGAATCTTTGTCCACAGTTATATGCTATGTGTTAAAGGTTGGACCTTTGGCCTACGAAGACAAAAATAAGTTTGGCGATGAAGCATGGTCTAAAAAAGGAGATTGGATCCTTATTGGTAGATATGCTGGAACTCGTTTTAGATTAGAGGATGATCACGAAGTTCGCATCATTAATGATGACGAAGTGATTGCTACAATTTTAAACCCAGACGATATTAAATCTTTATAGGAGTAACCAATGGAAGTTCAAGAAGCACAAGAAGAAGTAAATTTAGACGTAGAAATTACAGACGAAAAAATTGAAAAGGCAGCAGTTCCTCAACACAGAAGAGTAGAAGACGATGTTCAAGATCAAGACATTGATATTGATATTGACGAAGGTTCGTCTAACAATTCTCCAGTTACTGAGGATCAAATAAAAGAAGACTTTGCAGTTTCTCCCCAGGTTGAAGAAAAGTCAAAAGATTTATCTGACGTAGAAAAAAGAGCATCACTGGCTCAAAACAGAATTAACAAAGCAGTGGCCCAAGCTAAAGAGTTCCAAAGAAGAGAACTTATGGCCGTTCAATACGCCAAAGATTTGAAAGATCAAAACGAAAAGTTAAGGCAGTCGCAAAAATCTTTTCAATCAAGTTATGGCGATGAATTTGGCAATCGTGTTGAGTCACAACTTAGCCTAGCAAGACAAGCTTTAAAACAAGCAACTGAATCACAAGATGCTGAATCAATAGCTTCAGCTACTGAAGCCCTAACAATGGCTACTTCAGATAGAGCAAGGTTAGAGCAGTATCAACAGCAACAAAAACAATACGAGCAACAAGAAGCTGCTTATGTACAACAAGCTCAAAATCAACAAGAACAACAACCTCAAGCAGCTCCAGAAGAATACAATGAGCCATCAGATAAATCTCGTGAGTGGGCAAAAAACAATTCTTGGTTTGGAAAAGATCAAATTGCAACCTCAGTAGCTTTTGCAGTTCATAAAGAATTGGAAAATGAAGGCTTTGACTTAGAGTCTGATGAGTACTATAGTGAGATAGACAAACGAGTGCAGAAAGAATTGCCTCACAAATTTAACGTGGAAGCGAAAAGAACCGTCCAGACAGTCGCTTCAGCATCACGCAATACATCGACAGGACGCAAACAGAATCGTATTCAATTGACACCAAGTGAACAAGGCTTAGCCAAAAAACTGGGTGTTTCATTTAAAGATTACGCAATACAAAAAGCGAGGCTAGAGAGATCATGACAAAAGAAAAAGATAACGTGGTTGATGATAAGGAAGTTAGGACTTCAAGAAGTGCTGACACTAGAGCAAAAGAAGACAGGCCCAAAATTTGGAAAATGCCTTCAGCTTTAGAACTCCCGGACGAGGCTGTGGAAGCAGCTAAATCTCAAGGAATTACTTATCGTTGGATTAGAGAATCCATACTAGGACAAGATGACAAAACGAATGTCTCAAAAAGATTTCGTGAAGGATTCGTCCCAGTTAAACCAGCAGAGTTACCTGGATTTCATGATTTGCCTACAGTCGATGATGGTCGACACGCTGGAGTTATAGGAGTGGGTGGGTTGATACTGTGCAAAATAGATACAGACCTCGCAGATCAAAGGAACGATTACTTTGAACAACAAACCCAAAATCAAATGACTGCTGTGGAAAACGACCTAATGCGTGAAGAGAACCCAGCGATGCCAATCTCTAGTAGAATGTCATCAAAGGTTACTTTTGGTGGAAATAGCAAATAAGCTATTTTCAAATTTATAACTTAACTAGGAAACTATTATGGCAAATATAAATGCTAAATTCGGTTTAAGACCTATAGGAAAACTTGGAAGCAGTGTGAATAACACTGGTACTACTGAGTATGATATTCTTACAGGAACAACCGGAAGTATTTTTTCAGGCGATCCAGTAAAAATGGTCAACACAGGCGGCATAGCCGTTGCTGCTGCTGGCGATTTATTATTGGGAGTCTTTCAAGGATGTAAGTTTACTAATTCTTCTGGCGAGGTGATTTTTTCACCTTTCTGGCCGACATTAACAGCTTCATCTGACGCGGTGGCTTTCGTAGTTGACGATCCTGATGCAACCTTTGAAATTCAAAGTGCTGCAACAGGTAGTGTTGTACAAACAGTTGTTGGCTTAAACGCTGACATTGTTTACGCTGCTGGTAGTACCGTTAATGGTAGATCTAATGTAGATCTTAGCGGAACTATGGCAACAGGTACGGCTCAATGTAGAATTATTGGATTTTCTAACGACCCAGAGAATAACGCTCTAGGAACTGGAAGTCTATCTACAAACGTCAATATGATTGTTAAAATTAACGAGCATCTTTATGCTCAAACAACAGGGGTTTAATCATGGCTATTAACAGAGCACAGCTAGCCAAAGAGCTAGAACCAGGTCTAAACGCCTTGTTTGGAATGGAGTACAATCGTTACGAAAACGAACATGCTGAAATCTTTGAAACCGAGTCTTCTGACCGTGCTTTCGAAGAGGAAACAATGATCGTTGGTTTCGGTAATGCTAAAGTAAAAGGCGAAGGAAATTCAGTTGAATTTGATTCAGCTTCCGAAGGCTTTACTTCACGTTACTCACATGAAACCATTGCGTTAGCGTTTGCTCTTACTGAAGAAGCAATCGAAGATAACCTTTACGATAGATTAGGAGCTAGATATACAAAAGCTCTAGCACGATCTATGGCTCATACAAAGCAAGTAAAAGCTGCTTCTGTTTTGAATAACGCTTTCTCATCCAGTTTTACTGGTGGAGACGGTGTTGCTCTAGTAAGTACAGCTCATCCATTAGCGGGTGGCGGTACTTTAAGTAACAGACCAAGCACTTACTCTGACTTGAATGAGACTTCGTTAGAAGATGCCATCATTTCTGTGTCAACTTTTACTGATGATAAAAGCATGATTCTTGCCCTTCAAGGCAGGAAACTAATCATTCCACCACAATTACAATTTGTGGCAGATAGATTGCTTAACACACCAGGCAGAGTTAGCACATCAGATAATGACATCAATGCTATTAAGAATATGGGTATGGTCCCAGAAGGTTATTCAGTTAACCATTTCTTAACAGATAACGATGCATGGTTCTTGATGACAGATTGTCCTGACGGATTTAAACACTTCGAGAGATCTCCTCTTTCAACTTCTATGGAAGGTGACTTTGATACTGGCAACGTCAGATTCAAAGCTAGAGAAAGATATTCTTTCGGATTCTCAAATCCAAGAGCAGTCTTTGCATCACAAGGTGCGTAAATCCAATTAATTGGTAAAGGGAGCTTCGGCTCCCTTTTTTTTGGATTTTTTTATTAAACTGATATACAATCAAAGAACTAGGATTATTAACTTGTTCTATCGACTGACCTAGCAGACAAGCCGAGACAATAGAACTTATTTCCGAGGAGGAAATTATGGCAAATTCAACTTTTTCAGGTCCAGTCAGGTCCGAAGGTGGTTTCGAGGTAATTAACGTTAATGGGACAACCGGTGCAATAACCGACAAGTTCGATATTGATGTTAGTGGTAATGTACTTACAGAAGGTAATGTACACGTTAAAGAAGGTTCTTGGTTAGAAATGCAAGAAGTATCAGGTAGTGTTGGACCAACAGATGTTATATTTGGTAAAAATGGTTCTGGTGTAGGTACTGATGCAGTTGTATCTAATCCTTTCACTCAAAGTGCTACACAATTATTTCCATTAGGATCTACTTTAATTTATGGAAGCAAAACTTTTAAGTATGCTTTTTCAGGTGCAGCAATAGCAGCAGGTGCTTTAATACAAAACGCAGCAGCAGTTACTACACATAGAAATTTAACCCCAACAGCAGCATCAGCAGCAGCTACAACTGTTACAGTTACTTTAGGTGGCACAAACGCAGCAACACTTAACCAATATAAAAATGGTTATCTCCATGTAAACGATGTAGCAGGTCAAGGACAATTATTAAAAATTGCTTCTAACCCAGCAGCTAACGCTTCAGCTAGTTGTGTTATAACTCTATTTGATCCAGTTGTAACTGCTATAACAACTTCATCTAAAATTGATTTAATTCAAAATCCTTATATAGATGTGGTTATAGCACCTACAGCAGAAACAGGTTCTGTAGTTGGAGTATCTCCAATAGCTATTGCAGATGACAGATATTTTTGGGCGCAAACTGCTGGACCAGCTTCAGTTATTACTGATGGTACTATTGTTCTAGGACATACAGTAAATAGATCAGATAACGCAGCAGGAGCAGTAGAAGCTAAAGCAGATGCTAGTCTTTTACAACACGTTGGTTCTGTAATGGTTGTAAATGGTAATACTGATAACAGTGTTATCATGCTTAATATAAGCAGTCTATAGGAGTAACTTATGGCAGGTAGATTAACAGGCTCAGATGTTCAGGGTAAGTTTATAATTGCCGATGCTCAAGCTTTAGATGCAAATGGTATTTCAGTAGCAGCAGCAGTTGGAAATAATGCAGCACTTACTATAGGTGGTGCGTTAGCTTCTGGCGGTTCTGTTACCAATGTTGGCGGAAGGATTGTAACAATCCTTTCTGCTGGCAACGATGCAGCTAAATCATTTACTGTAGTAGGTACTGATGTAAATGGAGATGATCAAACAGAATCCATAACAGGTGCTAACGCAGGTACAGCTACCGGTTCTAAATACTTTAGAACAATAGCCTCAATAACAGCTGTTGGTAATCCAGCAGGTGATGTTAGCGCAGGTATAAATACAGCAGTTGCAGACGTTATTTTTGCAGGTAGGACTAGGTTGCAAGGTATTAACCTTGTTTGCTCTGGTACGGCAGG